ATTCTGGTCCGGGTGTCGCAACAAGTCCTTACCCTCTATGGCACAAGAACGCCTCCACAAGAGGAGAGGACCACACGAACATAAAAATCAATAATGTAAAGCTTATCAATAAGTATAAGACAAAGAATCTAAAGATAAACTTCATCAATGCTGAACAAAACTTGCCAGGATTCTTTTCTGCTGATATGGATACTTCAAAAACGCATCTTATGTTAGATGCTAGGAAAATGGATTTAGAAGATAACTCTGTCACAGAGATTGTTCTTCAGAATTTGCTTGAGAGATTTGGTATTAATGATATAACAAGCGTCATTAAAGAGAGTAATAGAGTTCTAACGGATGGCGGCAAGATAGTTGTTGTTACAGAGGATGGAGCAAAAGACTTCTTAGTAAGTCAGCTATTGGCTACTGGATTTTCTTCTTTGTTTGCTCAGTATTCAAATGGGAAGCTTCATCTTTCTGCCGTAAAAGAGAAAAGGAAGGTATTTGATTGCTTCCCCTTTTTCAATGAACTAGACTTATTGGAGATTAGGCTTAATGAGCTTGACCCATATGTTGATTATTTTGTTTTATCAGAGATGACAATAACTCATCAAGGCAAGCCAAAGCCTCTTTATTTCAATGAGAACAAGCAAAGATTTGCTAAGTTCTTACACAAGATAGTCCATGTTATAGTTGATGATTGTCCAAGATTTAGCGATCCTTGGTTAAGGGAGCATTATCAGAGGAATGTTTTGGATAGGGGCTTGAAAGATTGTAAGCCCAAAGACATTATTATTTTGTCTGATATTGACGAGATTCCAAGAGGAGAGAAGATAAAAGAATATGATCCTTCTTTGAGTTTTATGTGTTTTGAGATGAATCAGTATAACTATTACCTCAATATGAATGTTGGAATTGGAGAGTTGGAAACGGGGGTTTTTGGAAGGATAACAACTCTTGAAAATCTCAGAAAAATGAACGCATGGTTGACTGATTTGAGATATGCGGAGTGCGGAAAAGACCGACTTATACACAATGGAGGTTGGCACTTTAGTTGGATTGGAGGGGCAAATAGGATAATAGAAAAGCTTGAATCTTATGCTCATGAAGAGATAAATCAGGATCAATACAAAAAGATTGAACTCATAAACAAGAATATTTCTGAAAGCACTGATGCATTTGGAAGAGAGAATCCTCCTCACAAGCCAATGCTTGTTGAGGTTGATAATTCTTTTCCAAAGTTCATCCGAGACAATTATGACGATCTCGTTGGAAAAGGTTTGATCAAGCCAATAGAGAAGTCATCTAAAGTTGCTATTATAATGCCGTATTACAATGATAGTTCTTTGATGATATCTTCTGTTATGGGAATATTGAATCAAACGTATAGAGACTGGGTTCTCTTCTTAGTTGATGACGGTTCTTCAGAAAACAATAAGGCGGCAAAGGTTCTTGGTCGTCACTATCCAAGCCGTATAAGGATTATAGAAAAAGAAAACGGAGGAGTTAGTTCCGCTAGGAATGCGGCATTAGATCTTGTTAGAAAAGATCCATCGTTTGCTTATATTGCATATTGCGATTCTGACGATGTATGGGATGAGGGGTATTTGGAATCTCAGATTGAAGCTATTCAAAATTGCGACCTTGTTTATTGCTATCCAAGACACGAGTTTGACAATGGAGAAAAAGCGTATCCTCAAGGAATCCCAAATCCGCCAGAGTTTCCGGGTTGGAAGTTCATGCTCAATAATGCCTTTATGTATATATCAGGAGTTGTTCATAAGAGAAACTGTATGGCTGTAGGAGATTTTGATGGGACTATTAACTCTATAGAGGATTGGGATATGTGGATAAGGATTGCTAAGGCAGAATATTCTATCAAGAAGAACGAAAAAGCATCTTTTACCTACATAGTGAAGATCAATGGAAACATGGCTTCTAAAAGAACGCAGGAAATATTAGATAGATTCAAGGCTAAACATGGAGTAATCGCATGAGTATATTTGTAACTGGTGGTGCAGGTTTTATAGGTTCAAACTTTATAAGATTACTTCTTAACAGCGGTCACAAAGTTACCAATGTTGATAGTCTAACTTACGCTGCAAATCCAGAAACAATTAGAGACTTCGAGAAGAATCCTAATTATAGGTTTGTTAATGCTGATATAAGAGATAAGAAGGCTATGTATGATGTTATTGATAAGGGTTCTTTTGTTTTCAATTTTGCAGCAGAAAGTCATGTTGATAACTCTATAAGAAACCCTTATATCTTTTTGGAAACCAATGTATTTGGAGTACAGAATCTACTTGAAGTATGTAAAGATAAAAAGGTAGACCTGTTTGTTCAGATTAGCACTGATGAAGTGTATGGTTCTCTTTCTATGGATCAAAAGTCTTCTCAAGAGACTGATATTCTTTGTCCGTCTTCTCCATATAGCGCTTCAAAGGCTGCTGCTGAAATGTTGTGTTTTGCTTATATGAGAACGTTTAAGGTTCCGATTATTGTAACACGATCTTCTAATAATTTCGGTCCATATCAGTTTCCAGAAAAGATTATACCGTTGTTCATTTCTAACCTTATGAGCGGTAAGAAGGTTCCGGTATATGGTAATGGAGGTAATATAAGGGATTGGATATTTGTAGAAGACAACTGCGAAGCAATATTGGCTGTTGCCAATAGAGGTGTTACTGGTGAGATTTATAACATTGGCGGAGGAAATGAAGTCAAAAACATAGATCTAACGAAAATCATACTTGAAAAAATGGGTAAAGATGAATCTAGTATAGAGTTTGTTGAAGATAGGCTTGGACATGATCTAAGGTATTCTCTTGATTGTTCTAAAACAATGGATCTTGGATGGAGTCCTAAAAATAGCTTTGAAACGAACATATCTAAAACGGTTGATTGGTATTTGAAAAATAGACAATGGTGGGAACCTCTTAGAAAGAAGTAAAATGAATAACAATGTTCTTGTAATTGGTAATGGCTATTTGGGGAATAAGGTTGCAGAATATTTTGATTGCTACTTATTCGAAGAAAAATTGTGTACGCAGGCTGAGGCTGATTTTTGTATTAAGGTATGGAAGCCTAAGTTTGTAATCAACTGCGCTGGTAAAACTGGAAGACCAAATATTGATTGGTGCGAAGTCCATAAAGAAGAGACATTCTTCGGTAATGTTATTCTTCCTACTTATATTCAATCAGCATGTAATAAATTTGGCGCAAAAATGGTTCATGTCGGTAGCGGATGTATCTATCAGGGAAACTATGATGGAAATGGGTTTACAGAAGATGCTGCTCCAAATCATGACTCAAGTTACTATAGTTGGACAAAGATAGTTTCAGAAAGATACTTGAATGGTCACGATGTTTTGCAACTTAGAATTAGAATGCCGCTTAGTTCTGATAGGAGTCCAAGGAATCTTCTTTCAAAGCTTCTTGGATACAGCATGGTTGTAGACGCTCCAAATTCAATAACTTATATTCCTGATCTTTTGGAGGTTATGAGGTCTCTTATTTCAATGAACGCTTCTGGTATTTACAATGTTGTTAATCCAGACCCGATATTGCATAGTGAAATACTTAAGAAGTATGAACAGATAAGCGGTAAAACGTTATCTTATAAGACAATAACAGCAGATGATTTGGATTCTATTACTTTGGCAAAAAGGTCTAACTGTGTTCTATCAATAAAGAAATTGAATGCTCTTGGTCTACAAATGAGACCGTCAAGTTATGCTGTTGATGATTGTATTAGAAAATATGTTGAAGGAGGCAATGTATGAAAGGAGTAATTCTTGCAGGAGGAACTGGGTCTAGACTTTTTCCAATTACGAAGGTTACGAACTGTATTTTATTTATTGTTTTGTCGATAGATATAGTATGCTAAAGAAATTAGATATATTAGATTCTGAAATAAGAAGATTGTATTTTGTTGAAAAGAAATCTCAAAAAGCCATATCGAAAGAGCTTGGGGTTTCGCAGTGGACTGTTTTTCAAAGAATGAAAAACTCCAATATGAAAGCATTTCCCAAAGAAAGATTTCTTAGTCATCAGGTTTATTGTATTAAGCAAGATGTTTTAGATTGTATTACTACTGATGTAGCTTGGATTCTTGGGTGGTTTCTCTCTGATGGTTTTGTATCTAAAGATGCAAATTATTTTGGATGTAAAGTTGCAATAAAAGATCAATCCATATTAGAGAAAATTAAAGACTTTTTTGGATATTCTGGTCCAATTCTTGAACAAAACTCTTATCTAAAGAAAACAAAGAAAATCTATAAAAACAAATTGCTTAAAATGTCTTCTAAAGTATTGCGAAATAAGATTATTGAGCTGGGTATAAAGCCAGCAAAAACTAGCAAAGAAAGATATTTGAAATGTATTAACGGAGAAGAATTGGATAGGGCTTTTATTAGAGGAATATTTGAAGGGGATGGCAGTCTTCTTGTTTATCCGCATAGGGAATCTTATTGTTTTCAGATTGTTGGTACAAAAGAATTGTTGCTTGAAATACAAAAAAGACTGATTGGATATCTTGGAATTCAAAAAACAAAGTTGTATTGTCAAAATGAAAAATCAAATCATTATATGATGAGATATACTGGTAAGCATCAGGTTTATAAAATATCTGAATGGATATATCGTGATAATCCAAAAAATAGACTTGAAAGAAAATACTTGAAATATCAAGAAATGGAGGCAATATGTCAGTGAAGAAGGGTGTTCTATTGGCTGGCGGTACAGGTTCTCGTCTTGGCCCTCTTTGTAAAGTAACGAATAAACATTTGCTTCCAATATACAATAAGCCAATGATTTTTTATCCATTGCAGACTCTTATTGGAATGGGAATAAAAGATATTCTAATCGTTTCTGGAACTGAACATTGCGGACATATTTTGCAACTGCTTGGTAGCGGTAAAGACTTTGGAGTAAGCATTTCTTATAAAGTACAAGATGAGGCTGGCGGCATTGCTCAGGCTCTGGGCTTAGCAGAGAATTTTGTTGGAGATAATTCCGTTGCCGTTATTCTTGGAGATAATATTTTTGAAGACAAGTTTGATGTACATGATTTCACAACAGGAGCAAGACTTTTTATCAAAGAAACAGATGAGCCTCGTAGGTTTGGTGTTCCAACTATTGTTAATGGAAAGATCGTTTGGATTTTGGAAAAGCCAAAAGACCCTCCATCTAATTATGCGGTTACTGGTTTGTATGTATATGATAAGGACGTTTTTACTATCATTAGAAAACTGAAGCCTTCATCAAGGGGAGAGCTTGAGATAACTGACGTTAATAATGCTTATATCAAAAAGGATGGCGGCGTACATTATAGCGTTGTGAAAGGCGAGTGGACAGATGCTGGAACATTCGAGAGCCTTTTCAAGGCTAACAATATAGCAAGGAATATTGTAGTTAAAGCGGAGAAATAAATGAAAAATGTTGAAGTAACAGCAGAAGTATCAACTAAAGACCGTTACTATACAACTCTTCCGATGTGTATAGGTGCGATTGCTAATAAAATCGAGACACCTAAGAAGATACTTATATTTGATGATGGAGAACAAAAAGATCTAAGAAATGATCCTACATATGCCAGTATATTTGGCTTATTGTTTTCTAAGGGAATTGATTTTCAAGTTATTTTTGGTCAAAAGAAGGGACAGGTTGCTAATCACCAAATAGCTATTGGACTGTCTCAGACTGAATGGATATGGAGAGTAGATGATGATGATGTTCCAGAGCCAAACGTGCTTGAAATTTTGGTCCGTAACATCAAAGATGATGTTGGAGTTATAAGCGGTCTTGTTTTGATTCCTGGACAGCCAGAGGCGAATCCTGCAAGTACATCTGGCAGAATAGAAGACATTTTTACTAGCGCAAATGTTCAATGGTCAAGGTTCAAGGGAGTCAAAGAAGTTGACCATATGAACAATACGTTTTTGTTTAGAAAGTCAGCGGCAACTCATGGATATTGTTTGAAACTAAGTCCTGCCGGACATAGAGAAGAAACAATGTTCACATACGAGTTCAAGAGGAAGGGATTCAAACTTCTTGTTGATCCAGAAGCTATTATATGGCATATGAGGTCTCCTCAAGGAGGAATCCGTTCATATACCCAGGAATTTTTCTGGGAACACGACGAAATGATATTCCATAAGTATTTAGAAGATGTTGGAATTTCTGTAGATAGGCCGCAACTTATTGTTTTAGATAGCGGTCTTGGAGATCATTACGCTTTCAAAATGATTATGCCAGAAATAAAGGCTAAGTACAAGAATCTAACGCTTGCTGTTTGTTATCCTGAAGTTTTTGAAGATGAAGGCGTAAGACTTATTTCTATAGCGGAAGCTTACTCTATAGGAGTAGATAAAGATAAACACAATGTGTATAAATTCATGACAGATCGAGGTTGGACAGAAAGCCTTGTTGAAGCTTATAGGAAAATGTGGTTATGAAAAAGATTATTATAAGTCCATTCTCAAAAAAGTTAAGAAGGTTTAATTTGAATGAACCAGAAAAGGATAATCCTAAAAACTATCCATTTTGGGAGGATGTTGTAAAACTTTTGCGAAGTAAAGGCTATTATGTTATACAGGTCGGAGTCTCGGGTGAGCTTCAAATCGGAGCTAATGAGGTTCGATACGATTTGAGTTTGAAAGATTTGAAAAAATTACTAGACGAAGTAGATACTTGGGCTTCGGTTGATAATTTCTTCAATCATTTTGCTACTTATTATAAAAAAAGAGGAGTTGTTGTTTTTGGTCGTTCAGATCCAAAGATTTATGGCTATCCTGTAAATATTAATTTGTTAAAAGATAAAAAGTTTCTAAGAACAGACCAGTTTGGACTGTGGGAAAGTCTTGATTTTAAACAAGATGTTTTTGTTGAACCATACATGGTTGTTTCGGCTATAGAAACAATTTTTGTTTAAAAAGGAATTTATAACATATATTGGAATTTACAATATAGTGTATGGTCCTATTTTAAAGATAATATAGGAGATTAAATAATGCCTTTGGGTGTTAGAATTATAGATAAAATATCAGAATTATCTGACATTTCTGTAGTAAATGTTCAGGATAATGATGTTTTAATATATAATTCTACGAATCAAAAATGGGAGAACGGATCTTCATCTGGAGGCGGTCCTCATACTCACCCTTGGACTGATATAACTTCAACTCCTACCACGTTGTCTGGTTATGGAATTACTGACGCCGCTTCTTCTTCTCATAATCATAGTGGAGTTTACGCACCGGCTTCTGGCTCTATAGATATTGTTACTCTTGGAACAATTGTAACAGGAACTTGGAATGCTAGTACAATTCCTATTACAAAAGGAGGAACAGGTCAAACTAGTGCTTCTGATGCGATTAACGCTTTACTTCCTTCTCAGGTTGGAAATACAGATAAGTTTTTGAAAACTAATGGAACAACCGCTTTATGGGCGACTCCTCCTTCGGGAAGCGGTGCGGCAGAATTATCAAAAAGTTTTACATATGATGGAGATGGTCGCCTTTCTGTTATTACTGATTCTAGCGGAACGAAGACCCTTTCTTATAATTTAGATGGGACATTAAATCAGATCGTTGGCACAGGTCCATATGTTACGAAGACCTTTAGCTATAATTTGGATGGAACTCTTTCAGGAATATCGGTTTCATAACATAAGGAGAGTGTTTTATGAAATATGTGGTTATAAAATCAATAGATGGGAAAAATATTGGTAAAGTATTTGATTCATTGCCTTTTGTTGGGCAAGATATATTACTTGATTTTGGTTATATATTTGAAGTTGTTGAAATTAGAAAATTAGATAATATTTGGGAAGTGTCTAATCCAAATTACATCTTGTTTTTGGAAGAGAAAAAAGAGGAATAACCATATTTTTTTTTGAGTTTATGTGC